CCACCAGCCAGCCCTCGGGCGGGCGCGTGGCGGCAAACCACATCACCGAGCCGGCGGCCACGGCCGGCGTTCCACCCTGCACCTGCACCCACGGCGACCAGTCTTCATTATTCATACTGGTTTTATGCCGCTCCCAGACATTTGTGCTGTATGCCTCGTGCCAGTATTGGTGCGCGATGCGGCCGTCGGCGCCCGATACCGCCACCAGTTTGCCGCCCCGGCTGCCGGCGGGCAGGTTGCGCGACTGGCTGGGGCTTAATACGGCATAGATGCCGTCGGTTTTCAGGGTGTTCAGGTCGCCGGCGAAACTCTCAACCTTAAAATTGCCGATGCCGTAGCCGGCGAGCGAGTTGGGCTTGCCGGTGATGCCGCCCCAATCCAAGCTGATGCCGTCCACCGCTGCCTGCGCGGCGGCAGCTTTGTCGTAGGCGGCTTTGACGGCTTTGGGTGTGGCAGCCTTATCTTCGGATGCGGAATTGGTGGCGCTGGAGAGCATGACGCGGCCGGCCTGCTTATCGGTGGCGGCAGTTTCAAGCTGTTGTTTGAGCCATGCCGTGCGGTTGGCCAGTTGGCGGGTTGGACGGTTGTCGATGCCGTTGGGGCCGCCCATTACCGGGTCGGATGTCTCAAACTGGTAGATGCCTTCTTCCCAGGCAGGAGTTTCGGTCAGATTTGCCATTAAGCGGTTCCTCGGTTGAATTGGCCGTCGCGTAGGGCGCGGCCGTTGTGCCGCAGCGCGGCCTGTTGGTAATCCAGCGACGCCAAAACGCAGCGGGCGGGGGCAAACGCAGCCAGCGTTTTACGCAGCATGGCGGCCTGGTCGTTGGTAATCGGCGCCGACATCAGAATGCGGTAGTACGCCCAGCGGTCGGCGTGGCCGTGGGTATAGCGGCCGTCGCGGCGGATTTCGCCGTTGTGCTTTTTATTGGACAGCCCTTCGATGATTTCGATTTCGCCGAAGCCCAGACGCCGCACGATTTCGCGGATGGCCCACGGTGTGCCTTTTTTGCGGTGCAGCTCGTAGGCGCCTTTAATCAGCTTGCGGCGGGCGTCGTCGCTTTCGGCCAGCCAGTAGCCGTCTTCGCCCAGCAGGCTGCGGCTTTCGGCCAAGAGTTCGAGATGCTCGGGGGCGACCAGATCGACTAGGCGCGGTATCAGGCGCGGCAGTTCGGCCAAGTCTAGGCGCAGCCCCAGTTCGGCCAGGGTGCGGGCGCGTTGGTCGCGTTCGATTACGGCGGCATAGGTGAGTCTGGCCATGACCTAGCCCTCGGCCGTTTGCGCGGCGGCGCGGATGTTGGCGGCGGTGCAGCGCGCCCATTGGTCGGGGTGCACTGCAGTCAGCGGCAGGCCGTGCAGGACGACGTTGTACACGCCCGCCACTTTCAAGGCCGTCTGAATATCGAGCGGCACGATGTCCAAGCCCAGCTTGGTGCGGCGTTTGGCTTCGTAGGCAGTCCAGGCGGCGCGGGCGGCGGCGAGCACTTCGGCGGCGTTGGCGCCGGTAAACAGGGTGAGTTCGGCGTCCAGTGTGTAATCCACGGCCTGCGGCGCGGCAACGGATACGGTGTCGCACAGCGGCCGGCGGTCTTCGGCGGACAGGGCGGTTTGGACTTTGGCCAACAGCTCGGCCGACGGCAGGCCGTCTTTGGCCAGTACGGTAACGGCGACCCGGCCGCCGATTGGATTGCCTGCGCCGTCGCGGGCATTGGCGACGTGGACGTCGGCCACGGCGGCGCTGGCCTGCCGCGCCCAGTATTGGTAGGCGCCTACCGGCCCGGCGACCGAAAAACTTTCAAAGGCCAGCAGGATGCGTTCGCGGTAGGCTTCGTCGTCTTCCGCCTCCGAGCCGCCTGCCGAAACGGTGGTATTGGCAACGGTAACGTCGGTAACGGGGTGCAGCCGCTCGGACAGGGTGTTGATCTGACCTGCCGACCAGCCGTTGCCGGACAAGCCGGTTTGGGTGCATTCGGCGGCCAGCTCGACGGCGGGCGTTTGCGCGCTCAGCATGCCCGCTTCGGTGGTGGCGAACGACACCCGGCCTGCCCAAACCAGCGTGCCTTTGGGCACGGGGATTTGTTCGCCGGCCGACAAGGCAGCCTGAAAGCGCAGGGTGGTCAGCGCGCTTTGGGCATCCAGCCTCGGCGTGCCGACGTCGTCGCCGCACAAATCCAGCATCAGGCCGGTGGCAAAGCGCGGGTGCTGCTGGCGGTAGGCTTCGTTGACCTGCGCCCTTAACAGCGTTTCGCGGTAGGCGAAGGTGTTGATAATGAGCCGTTCGATATGGGCGGGCTGCAGCACTTTGCCGGCGCGCCGCTCGTAATCGGCAACGGTTTCGGCCAGCACGGCGGCCAGTTCGTCTTCAACGATTTTGATGTCGTTTTTGTTCCAATCCATGTTTCAGGCTGCCTTGAACGGTGTGCGGTAGATTTCGCCCGCCACGTCGTCGGCCACCCGCCAGTGCAGGCTGACAAACAGGTGCGGCGCGGCGCCCTCGAAGGTGATTTTTTCCAATACCGCTCGTTTTTCCCAGGTCTGCACCGCCAGCGTGATTTCACGCACGAAGTTCGGCACCAACACGTCTTCGGGCGCGTCGGTGTAGTCGTGGTGGCCGCTGCCGAAGGTCGGACGGCACACGTCTTCGCCCTTGCGGGTGGCCAGGATGTTGAGCAGGCACTGCTCGATGTCGGAGGCGTCTTCGACGGTGTCTTTCAGGCTGCCTGCGGGGGCGATCTGCCAGTGGCGGGAGCGGGGGTTCACAGGGGTTCCTTAATCTGCGGGCATAACAAAGCCCTGCGCGTATGGTAGGCGCAGGGCGGGGAAGCGGCTTTTAAAGCGGTTTAAAAATGGTTACAGCTGCGGCGTGCCGGTTTGGCCGCCGGAATCGCCAGGGTGGGTGTGGTTTGAGACAAACTCTTGGAGACTGACGCCGTTGAGCAGGATGTCGCCCTGCACCTCGGCCGTGCCGCTGATGCTGGCCGCTACGCCGCCGCCGGCATTGCTCGCGCTCATGCCCGCGCTGTAGGTCAGATGGCCGAGAATGGCGGTGTCGCCGGTGATTTCGGTGTTCGGGGTTTGGATTTTGACCTGTTTGGCTGCCTTAACCAGTACATCGCCGGGCGTGTCGACCATTACTTGCCCGCTGCTGCGGTCGTGGCGGATGACCGTGCCGTTGGCAAAGCGTTTGCACCAGATATTGCGGTCGGACTCGGGCGCGGGGTCGGACTCGTTGTAAATCACGCCCAAGCACACGCCGCCTTCGCCGCGCGCATCCAGCAGGCAGACGGCCAATTCTCCCGGGTCGGGCAGCGCGTAGAAGCGGTTGCCGCCCGCGCCCAAGGTCAGCACCGGCAGCCAGTCGGTTTCCATGCCTTCCAGCGCGGGCAGCTGCACGCGCACGGCATGGCGCGTATCGTCTACCGCCGACACCGTGCCGAATTGGAGCGTCGCGCCGAAATCATAGGCCTGCTGCATTTTGCGTTTCCTTGTTTGGGGTTTCAGACGGCCTTTCAGGCTGCCCTTCGCTTTCGTCGGCAATGTATTCCACCATTTTGACCTCTAATGATGTGGTGTAGCCCGTGCTGCGGCGCAGCTCGTGGCGGCTCTGTTTGACCAGATAGCGCCCCGAAAACTGGCCGAAGCCTTTGAGCCGCACAATCTGCCCGGCCACCAGTTTGGCGTTGCCGAACAGCGTGATGTCGCCCGCCACTTGGTTGTGCGATGCGTCAGCCAACGCGGCATCGGCGCGGGCAGCCAGCTGCGCGTCGCTCTCGCCGCGGTTGGCCACGATTTTCAAAGTGTCGGTGGTGGCGGCGCGCTTGGCGTTCGGACGCAGCGGTTTGTGCTTGCGGCTTTGGCGGCGCACGGTCTTTTTCTTGGCGTCGTAGCCGCTGACCACCGCTTCCTGCGGCACGCCCTTAATCAGGTCGCGCAGGCGGATGTTTTTAATGTCCTGCGGCAGCAGCAGGGCGACGGCTTTTTGTTCCGCGAGCTTGTCGTTGCGGGTAAAAACCAGCGCTTTGTCGGTAAGCTTGAAGCTGTGACCGTATTCGCGGGCCAGGCGGGCGAGAAACTCGACGTCGCGCTCCTGATACTGGGTGACGCGCTCGATTTTGATGTCGGCCACTTCGCCGCTTACCGACAGTTTCAGCCGCTTGGCCACCTGCCGCACGATGCCGGCCAGCGTGGTTTTTTCGTAGGATTTGGGTTTTAAGGTGCGGTTTGCGCGGCTGATACCGGCAGACAGGGCTTTCAGGCTGACCACGCTCGGCGGATGGCTGTATTCGATTTCGGCAATCTCAAATTCGCCCAAATCTACCATGCCCGTAAACTGGTCGCCCAGCTGCAAGGCCAGTTTATCGCCCTGGTTCGGATACCACGAGCGCAGCCAGCGACCGTCGGTGTCTTCCAGTTCGAGCTGGATTTCGTCGGACTGGCCTTCCAGATAGTCGGTGTAGCTCAGCGACAAAAAATAAGGGCGGATGTCGGAGCTGATGTCTTTCTGCTCATATTTGACCAGCACGTCGGGCAGGGTAACAGGATGGGCGGACGGGGGTTTCAGGCTGCCTGAAAGGCCGTCTGAAAGCAGGTTGCCGAGTGTGGTACTGATACTGCTTGGTTTCATGTTGTTCCTTATCTCATCCACGGCGGCATATCGTCCCGGCTCTGCGGTTTGGCAGGCAATACCGGCACAAACACCGTCAGGTTCGCCGCAAAGGCTTCGCAGACCGGCAGGTGCGGATTGGCGGCAATCAGCCCTTCAATCAGCAGCGCGTTACCGTAATAGCGGTGGGCGATCAAATCCCAGCGCTCGCCTTCGGCCGTGGTGTGCTGTAAAACCGACTGTTTCATGCGCCGTCCTTTCTCGCGGCCAAATACGCGGTCAGGCTTTCGGCACCTGCCGCCCCGTTGTTCAGGCTGTCGCCGGCGGCCGCGGCAAATTCCGCCGCCGCATCCAGCCAGCCGCCGATGCTGCGGCTTTCCACTCCGCCGCGCACGGCAGCAATACCGTCGGCCAGATGGCGTGATGCCTGGCCGCCGTAGGAGAGCATCTCGGCCGCCCCTTTCAGGCTGCCGAAATAGCGGCCGGCTTGCGGCAGGGCATCGAGTTTGCCCAAAGCCGAACCGCCGACAGAGAGCGCGTCGCCCAGTATCGAAAAGGCGGCGGCCGGGTCGTTTTTCAGATCGCGGGCGCGGCCGATCAGGTTTTGGATTTGGCCGATTTCCTTTTCCGCCGCGCGGTACAGGCGCACGCCCTTTTGCACCGCTTCGGCGGCTTTGGATGCCGTGCCGCGCACGCTCTCGGGCAAAAGCGACAAGAGCGGGTTTTCCTGCGCGGGTGCGACGGCGGGCGCAGGCAGCGGGTTGTTCGGGTCGCCGACAAACTCAACCAGTGACACTTCCAGCTCCCGCGCCGCCGTACGCCCTTGGGCGTCCTGCACCAGCGTGCGCGCGGACAGGCTCTCAATCACAAACCAGCCGACAAAGCGTCCCGCGCCGGTGACCAGCGACAGCGCCTGCTGCGCTTCTTTGGCGGCGACCAGTCCCTTATAGGCGGCATCGGGGCTGCCCAGCTTCCAGTGCAGCTTTAAGCCGAAGCGGATTTTGGTCAGATCGTTACCCACCGCCTGCAGGCGCGGGCGGCCGCCCAGCACTTCGTGTTTGGCATAGTCCGCGCCGTGCGTCTCTTCCCATTCGCTAAAGCTCTGCAAAAATTCAAACGGCACCTCGCCCAGCATCGCGTACATCAGTAAGCCCTTCTTTGTATGTCCGCCATCATTCGGCGGTACATCGTTTCAAATTCCTGCAAACCCAGCCGCAGGGCAGCCTGAATCTGCTGCGGATCGCCGCCGGGGGCGTTGATGGTCGGATTAAAGTTCACCGTGATCCCGCCTGATGCCTGCGTCTGGCGGGCGGCGGCGAACTCGTCGGCGTTGGTGCGTATCGATGCGGCCATTTCCGCCGACAGGCCGCTGCCGGAAGTGAAACGCTGTTTCAGACGGCCTGCCACCGACTGCACCGCCGCCAACGGCCGTCCTGCAGCCGCGCCGATACCCAGCTGCAAGCCTTCCATCAGATAGCCGCCGTAGCTTTTGAACACGCGGCTGGGCGAGTGGATGGCGACCGGGCCGGTAAAGGCCGATTTGATGCGGTTGGCCAATGATGTAACGGTGCCGACAACCGCATCGACTTTGGACTTGATACCGTTAATCAGACCGTCCAGCAGCATCTGGCCGAACTCGGTAAATTTGGCAGGCAGCTCGACGCCGAACCAGCTCATTACTGCGGCAAACGCCGAGTAAAACGCATCCAGCGGCGACCAGTTCAGAATCAGCGCTAATATGCCGCTCAGACCGCCGTCAAAGGCGGTTTTGATTTCCGTCCACGCTGCATCGGCCGCGCCGAACAGCGTGTCGAAAATCATCCGCCAGCCGTTGATAATCATCGCGCCGGTTTCGATAACCGCAGCCAGGATGCCGCCGATAACGGTGCCGACGGTAACGCCGAAGTTTTCCGCTTCGGCCGATGCGCCGGCGGTGCTGCCGGTAAACTCGCCGAACCATTGGATAAGTGGTTCGAACAGGGCGGCAAACGCTTCCCACAGCTGCTTGAGCAGCGGCATCACCGGTGCCATAGCAGCCTGAAAGCCTTTCCACACGCCGATAAAGTAGGATTTGATCGGCCCCCAGTATTTGTAAATCAGCAGCGCGGCAAGGGCGACGGCCAGCACAACCCAGCCGATGGGCGATGCCGAAAACACTGCGCCCAAACCCGACCACAGCCGCTGCAGCCAAACCATTACCGAACCAGCGCCGCGCAGGCGGGCAAACAGGCCGACGATACTGGTACCGATGGCACGGATGCCGCCGAATGCAGCGCGCAACCCGCCCGAAACCCTGCCGAACACAGCCAAAGCCGCGCGTGCCTGCCTTGCGCTCAACCCGAGCAGGCGCAGTGCGGAAACGGCACGCCCGGCGCGGAACAGGCGCAAGGCGGCATTAACACGCAGCAAGCTGGCGCTCAATCCAAGTCCGTATGACCTGATTCCAAAAAATATCGAACTGAGCCCGTTTAATCCAAAGCGCACCGCCAACGATCCGGCCTTAAAGCCCGCCATTGCCGCAATCACCAAAAAAATGTTTTTAATCAGCTCGGGGTGTGCTTGGGCAAAGCGGACAAAATCCTCAATCAGCGGTCTGAGACTTTTCAGCAGGCCATTAACGGCCGGCAAGATCACGCTGCCGATGCTGATGCCAAATTCGGTCAAACCGTTTTTCATCAGTTGCAGTTGGTTGGCGGTGGTGGCCGAGCGGTTTTCAAACTCACGCTGCATCGAGCCCAGATATTTCAGCTTGCCGCCGGCGTCGGTCTCGGCCAGCAAATCCAGCTGGCGGCGGTACTCGCCGACATTGTTGGCCAGCAACAGTGCATCGTCGGCATAGTTTTTGCCGAACAAATCCAGCAGCAGCGGGAACTGCTCGTCTTTGGGCAGCTGCTTCACACGCTCCAGCAGGTTGAGGATGGCGGCGTTGGCATCCTTGTTCATCGCATCAGCGAACTGTTTGGTGGTCAGCCCCAATTGCGCCAACTGGTCTTTGGCATCGCCGGTTTTCATAACCGACAGCGATGTAACCATCCCTTTCATTGCCTGCGCGGCCAGCTCGGGCGCCTTACCCATGCTCAAAAAGGTACTGCCCAATGCGGCGGCCTGGTTTTCGGTCAGGCCGAGTTGCTTGGTGTCGCTGCCGACGCGGGTCAGCACATTGACGATATCGGCGGCTTTGGAGTTGGCATTGTCCGACAGGTGGTTGATGGCATCGCCCAGACGGCTGATTTTGGGAATGGGGATTTGCAGCACGTTCGACAGCGTCGCCATCGCTTCGCCGGCGTCTCCTGCCGCCATATCGAAAGCCACGCCCATCTTGGCCGCATCGGAAGCAAAACCCAGCATGTCTTTGCGCGCCACACCGCTTTGGCCACCGGCCGCCACAATGGCGGCAATATCTTTGCCGGCCATCGGGATGGTGCGCGTCAGCTTCAGAATGTCGCGGTTCATCTGCTGGAACTGCTGCGGCGTGTCGAAGTCCACCACTTTTTTCACATCGGCCATTGCCGACTCAAACTCAATGGCCAATTTGACCGGAATGGCCACCACGCCCAAACCCGCAACCACCCCGAATACTTCGTCTTTCATGCGGGCACGGGCTTCACGGTTCAGCGACAGCCTGGTTTGGGCATAGTTCTGCCTGATTTGATTGATACGCATACGGCGGGCGATATCGCCCAATGCCTGATGCTGCCTGCGCAGATTTGCCAAATCATGGCTGGCGCTGCCCGTCATGCGGCTGATTTCCCTGCCCAGGCTGTTGTACTCTTGCCGCACCAGCCGGATACTCGGGCGCAAGTCCCGCGTGCCGCCCAAAACCGTCCGCAAAGCACTCAATGTACCGCCGAGAACGGTACTGACGCTTAAGGTAATTGATAATTCCGCAGACATGTTTTAGTATCCGAAAGAAGTTTTTTGAATTTGGACGGGAGCCTGATATGGCCTTGTTGATATTTTTCAGCCTTGTGTTTTTTTTGGCTTTTTCTGTACTGGGCGTGATTGCTGCAGCATTGGGAACAATCGTCGGCTTGTGGGATATTTTTATCAGCGTGTCCGGTATAGAAGACCGACGTTGGAAACGCAGGCACAAAACCGCAATGGCCATGCGTGCCGAGCGCGAAGCCGAGCAGAACCGGCGCTGGGAAGCGGCTCAAAAAGCCGCGCAAGAGCAGCCGGCCGCCTAAGCCCCTTTCCGATAGCCCGCCTTCATCTGGCGGGCTGCTTCTTTTAGGAAGGCATCAAACTCTTCCAGTTCCAAGTCATAGACCGACTGCACGCTCCAGCCGTACCACCACGCCATATCGGCTACTGCCGGCAGCAGGCGGCGTACAGTCTCTTCCAAAGGTTCGCGCGGTGCGTCAGTTGCCGGTGAATTCCCGAAGACACTCTCCCAGCGCCATAAAGTCGGCGCTGTCCAACATATCCAAATCCTCGGTAACCATGCCGGTGAGGCGGGCGATCATTTCAAAACTCTGCAAAGTTTCCGTTTCGCTCTCCGTTGACCCCTGTATGCGGGAAACCGCACGCAGGTCGCCCACTTTCGGGCGGCGGATGCGGATTTTTTCCAGCAGCGTGCCGTCGGCCAGCCGCACGGGATATTTCAAAACCACCTCTTTGACTACGCCCATCTGTTCTTGCATCTTTTGCGCTTCGTTCTGTGCCATTTTCCTGTCCTTAAAAAAACGCCGGGTGGGGCGGCCAAAAGAAAAACCCACCATCAAAATCAGATGGTGAGTTTAGTTTTCAGGCTGCCTTGCGGCTTTTAAACCGCTTTAAAAAACCGTTTATTACTGCCCCAGGTTGCGGCGGAACTTGGCGAACATATCCGCACCGTCCACGCGGTACTGGTTGGTAAAGGCGTCGAAATAGAGAATCTCGCGGCCGGCCACTTTCAGGCTGCCCGCATGGGCAAGAAAGGTGCTGGCAAACTCGGCGCGTTCTTTTGGTTTGTAGGTACCCAGGGGCGACTTGGAAAAATTACCGGTCAGGGTGGCCACCAGCGGCACTTCCTCCGCCCGCCCCAGTGCGTTGTGCTGCTGAATGTCGGCGCGGATCATCAGCTGCTGGGCTTTGAACGGGTCGTACACCGCGCGGAAAGCGTCGGGATAAAAGCCGTTCCAGTTGATTTCGGCCTCGCCGATTTTGATACCCATCGGCAGGGAAACGCCGATGGCCATGCCCAGTCCCTTGTACTCTTCCTGCTCGATTTCGATTTCAGGCAGTTTGATTTCGCCGCTGCGGCCGATTTGGGTATTGCCGTTCAAGTACAGCGCGGCGTTGTAGATTACGTTTAATTCGATGCTCATGGCTCAAAGCTCCTAGTTGCCTGCCTGTCCGGTCAGGTTGACCAGATATTTGCGGGTCATTTTGCTGGTGTTGGTGATGCGCTCGGCAGGCAGCTTGGGCGTGTAGTCGTACACCAGCGGCACTTGGCCTTTGGAAAAGGCGTCTGCCAAATCATAGTCGTAATCCAGGCTTACCGATGCGCCGACGATGCTTTTCAGGCTGCCCAAATAGACGCGGTAGCCTTCGAGCAGCGCATCCAGCAGCGCGTCTTCGATCGGGCGGTCGATGTATTGCAGCGCGTAGCGGCGCAGGCTCTCGTCGATCACATCGCCGGTGCGCTGGGCGACTTCGAAATTCTTAATGTGGCTCACGCTCGGGAAACAGGCCAGACGGTTGCCCCACATACGGAAACCGCTGCCGTAGCTGTTGAAGACAGTAGTAATGCCTTTTTCGTTCAGACGGTTGGTTTCGCTCTGCGGGTCGTCGCCGCGGGCGGTCAGGCCGACTTCCAAACCGGTTACGCCCAACAGCTCCTGATTGGAGATGCTCCACCAGTAGCCTTTTTCGACGTCGGTTTTCATGCGCAGGCCGGCGGCGTGGGTAGCCAGGCTTTCCAAACCCAGCAGGCCGACAACGTGCGGGAAAAACAGCTGGACGCGATCGGAGGCCGTCTGAAAGTTGATTGTGCCCAAGGAGCCGCGCCCTTCTATGGCCTGGCTCAGGCTGGTGCCTTTGGGGGCGCTGATATAGGCGATGGCTTTAAGTTTGTCGGCCTTGGCAATCATTGCCGCCGCGCAAGTGGCGGTTTGGTCGTATTCGGGCACGATGATGATTTTGGCGTCGGCACCCAGGCGGCTGTAACCCTCGACCAACAGTTCCAAACCGGTGCGCTTGCCGGTTGCCGCAACATAGGCACCGATAATGTCGGCTTCGGTAACTTTGGACGGATCGGTGTAGCTGTAGCTGATTTTCGGGTCGGCAGGTTTGGCGGCAAACACGATGTCGCCGGTTAAGGTATCGAGCGTGTAGCCGACACCTTCGGCAAGCGCCGTTGCGCCGTCGGAAACGGTGTAACCGCTTTGGATGGCGGGGTGTGCGATTTTGGCGCGCAGGGTGTCGGCATCGACGGCCAGCGCTTCGTCGACGACGCTGCTTTTGTGTTTGTCCGGGTCGCAGACGTTGACCACATAGGCGACACCGCTGCCGTAACGCGTCCAGATGTTGGCGGCATCAGGCAGGGTAAAGCCCGCGCCGGTCAGCTGGCCGCCGAATGCGGCAAAGTCTTTGGCGGTTTGGCATACGGTCAGTTCGTTGACTTTGCCGGTGGGAGCGGTGCCGACAAGGGCGGTAATCGCGCCGTCGACGGTATAGACGGGGCTGGAACCGGCATCGATGCGGATGGTCTCGGTACCGTGGTGGTAGGCTGCTGCCATAGGGTTCTCCTGATTGGGATTAAGGGGTTTGCGGGCTGCCTTGCTGCCGCAGATAGACGGAAGTCAGCTTGGGTGCGGGCGGGGCTTCGTACTGTTCGATCTGCTGGGTTTCGGTCTGTACTAAGAGCTGGTACTGCCACGCGCCGCCGTCTTCGGCCAGAAACTGCTCGCTGATTAAGTGGCAGGGCAGGCAGTCGGGCGGGCGGTAGCCGACAATGGCCAGCCGCAGCGCATCGAGCAGGTCGAGTGCTGCGCCGTCGTGGTGCACGCCGCGGCCGAACACAGTCAGATGCAGGGTCAGATCGCGCTGCTGGGCAATGCGGCCGGTGTCTTCCAGCTTGCCGAAACGGCTGCCCTGGTATCCGACCAGCACCGCACCTTTGGGGTGCATAAAGCGGTATTGGGCGGGTTTGTCGGGGAACAGCTCGACGCTGTATCCGGCCAGTTTTCCGGCCAGATGGTCGCGCACGGCGGTGAGTATCGGCAGGGTGGCGGCCATCAGTAGCCCTCCCAGTTTTGTTTGGCCTTGGCGCGGACGCGGTAGGCACCGCCTTCGGCCTGCGGCCGGTCGGGCGCATCGGCATCGTCGCGCACACCCAGATGGATTTTGCCGTCGCGGATATTGGCCAGCACTTTGAGCGCGTTCTCGTAAGAGAGTTGCAGCGGCTTGGGAAACTCGGCGGCGTTGATGCGGCGGCTGTGCAGCCAGTGCCGTGCGATGTCGGTGCACAGCGGCCGCAGGATGCTGGGAGCGGGTTCCAGCGGCAGGCGGTAGCGGCCGGTCAGATAGCCGTCGGCCAGTTCGCAGGCGTAGGCGATGGCTCTGTCGACGATTTCCCAATCGGGCTCGCTGCCGTAGCCGTCGTCGTTGGACAGTTGCACCAGCTCCACTTTACCGACGGCCGCAGCGATGTCCTCGCGCGTGATGTACACGGCTTACTCCTTCGCGCCTTTGCTGCCGCGTTTGGGGGCTTTGGCTTCGGCAGCCGGCGTTTCAGGCTGCTTATCCGTTTCAGGCTGCCCCTCGGGTGGGTTTTCAGACGGCGTTTCCGGCTGTGTCAGCGGCGTTTCGCCATCGGCCTGATAACCGGCAGCGGCCAAATCGGCCTCGGAGATTTCCGCCGCGCTGACGTGGGCGGCCACCAGCCCGTACTGTTCGGGCGTCAAATCCACCGCTTCGCCCGCTTCGATACGGTATTCGCGGCCGCTGTCGTCTTCCAAAATCAGCGGTGTGTTGGCGATATAGGTTTTCATGCCTAGCCCCCGATCTTGATGCGTACGGTTTCGTTGGCGGCTGCGGCATCGTCCAGCACATAGCCCGCCAACGGCGCATTGCCCGCCTGTTTGACCGCGCAGCCCTGCGCGTCGGCAGCCACTGCATCGCCTGCGGCCAGTGCGCCGCCCGTTTCGACTACGGCAATGCCGATGGCGTCGACGGCGGCAGTATCGCCCGCAGCGGTGTCGTAGGGCGCCACGCCCAGCACCGCTTCGCCCGCTTTGGCCTGCTTGCCCGCGTAGTTCACAAAGCGGTTGGCGACGATTGCGCCTTCCGCGCGGATGGTGGTGGTCAGCACCACCTGTTTGGTTTTAGCCATTTTTTCTCTCCCAAGGCAGCCTGAAAGCCTTTTCAGGCTGCCTCAAATTGTTTAGGCGACTGCCTTTTCAAACAAATAGCCGCACGCGCTGCCGACCACCGCCGCTTTGCGGATGTCGGTGTAGCGGGCGTATTCCACCTTGCCGCCGACGCCGTCGTGGCGGTCGACCAGCGGCATACCGCGGCGGCGGAAGGTGTAGCCGAAGGCCGGTTCGCCCTCGTCGTTGCCGTCTGAAACGGCGTGCGGGCGCACAATCAGGCTGGCGAATTTGCCCCAGATGTCGGCGGTCTGCTTTTTGCCGTCGGGCACGGATACCGCCGCGCCGACGATGATGTCGTCCAAATCCAACAGGTTTTTAATCTGATCGACCGACAACAGCGTTTTGCGTTCGCCCGAAGACAAGGCGCCGCGCAGGCCGTCGTGCTTGGACAGTGCATGCAGCACGCTTGCGCCGACCACCAGCACGCGGGGGGAAACGCCGCAGGCGGCGCGCACCAGCTCTTTGGCGTTGGCGATGTCTTCCATCGGGTCGGACGTGCCGTCGCTCCATTGTTTGGTGGCGGACAGGTCTTTGCTGTGTCCGCTCTCGTAGGCCGATTTGGCGGTAACCAGCTGCGCGGTCTCGACTTCTTGGCGCAGCTGCACCCCGCGCACTACGCGGCGGGTGGCTTTGGCGCGTTCGTCGTACAGGCTTTCGGCCTGTTCGCGGTAGTCCACGCCCGCCGACAAATCGTGCTCTTCCAGCACCACCGGCAGGTAGGACGGCGCATCCAGCGTAATCACATTGCTGGCCGCGCCCACCGCGCGTTCGGTGCGGTACTCGACAAACGAGCCTTTGCCGAACACCGGCACGCGCACGCCTTCTTTGTCGGTAAAGACAACGGGCATAATCCGCTCGGCGACAAACTCGGCCTGCTTCATGCCCAGCGCCAGCTGCGTCAGTACGGGATCGATCTGCCCGCGCAGTTTTTTCAAATGGGAAGTGCTCATCGTGTTTCCTTGTTCAAACAATCAAAGTTATTCGGATACCGTGCGGCGCGCCGCCTCGGCGTAGCTGATGCCTTCTTTGGCCGCCAGCGCCAGCGCGCGCTGGTGGTGGCTCAATGCTTCGGGGTCGGCGTTCTCGGCGAAGTCGGCGGACACGAGCGCGGGTTTGGCCGTTGTGCCTTTGGCCAGATGACCGGCGGCAGGCAGCTGTTGCGGCAGTACTGCGCCGAGAAACTCGCGCAACGCGGCGGACAGCGTTTTCTTGCCGTCGCCCTCGCCGAAATCGGCGGTGGTGTGCTGCGGGTATTCGGCAAAGTCCAAAGCCTGCACCACCAAATCTTTGTCGGCAGGTTTCAGACGGCCTGCTTTGACTAAGCCTTCGGCAAAGTCGGCGTTTTCTTGGTGCGCCGCCGCGCGCTCGGACTGCGCCTGCGCGTCTTTCAGCTTCTGCAGTTCGGCTTGCGCCGCTGCGGCGGCCTGTTCGGCCTGTTCGCGGGCGGCTTTCTCTGCCGCCAGTTGTTCTTCGGTGGCCATATCGGGCTCCTTGGGTTCGGGGTTGGTGGGATGGGATTCGGGTTGGGATGTGTTCTGCGGCGGGTCTTCGGCAAAGTCGGCAGCCTGAAAACCGAGCGCGGCCAGCAGGCGGCGCAGCAGGGTGGCCGGTTCGGCGCGCTCGCCAAATTCGACCACGCCCGCTTCCGCCTCGTTAAACTCAATCGGTTTCAGCCCTTTAACCGCAGGCGGGTGCGCACCCAAAAAGCCGACATGGCGCAGCGACCATTTGCCCGGTGCGGGATTGGCGGGGGCGTCGGGTTGGTAAAAGCTGGCCGACACCTTTTTGAAGCGGCCTTGGCGCACCTGCTCGGCAAAGGCCGCGTCCATCTGGGCAAAGTCTGCCAGCAGGCTGTCGCCTTCGGCTTTCAGGCTGCCTACCCAGCCGTAGGCGGGCGCGTCGGTTTTCGGGTGGCCGACGACTACCGGTGCTTCGTGCGCGGCCGTGTTGTAGGCCGCTGCCGTCGCCGCCAGATCGTCGGCGCTGATGGTGATGCGCCGGCCGTTGTTGTCGGTGTGCGTGCCGGCGCGGAAGATTTCAAAAAATTCGGACATACAAAAAGCCCCATCGGTGTGATGGGGCGATGATGCGCCGCGGCAGCCTGAAAGACTTTTAACCTGCTTTAAAAAAGACCGTCTGAAAGGCCTGAAACGGCAAACGCCGTATTTTGCGTTTTTACGACCTTTTCGGCCTGCAGACGGGCAAACACCCGCCCGCGCGGCAAAACGCCGTAAAAAAGCGGTCAGAAGCAAACCTGACCGCTATTTTGGTTTGTCCGCCGCATCGCCGAACAAATCGCCCTGGCTTTTCGCCCGCTCGCGCCTGCCGACCTCCTTCACAATCTTGTAAATCTGCTGCACGGTCAGATGGTATTTTTTCGCCAGTGCGGCATGGTTGCGGCCGTCGAAGTCCCGATAAACCTGCATATCGCGCTCGGACAGCTGGCCGAGATGGTTTTTCGGGATGTAAATCAGCTGGCCGCCCCAGTTGTCGGTGATATGCCGTGCCACTTTTTTACTCAGCGCCAGCGCCTTTTTGCGCTCGATGGGCAGCTCGGAAAGCAGGCAGGCGGCCATTTGGTCTTCCAAATCCGTTACCAGTTCGGGTACGCGCTCATCCGCCATGTTTGGCCTCCTCTCTTTGTTTCCACTGTTTCAAATGCTCGATCACCTTTGACGCATTGTCGGCGTCCAGCCAGCCGTGGTGGTCGGTGCCGGTCATCCGTTTGACAAAACGGGCAAGGCTCAATTCCGACGGGCTGCGTACCGCGCCCATCTGGTGCAGTTCCAGCCACAGCCCCCGTATCATTGCCACCTGTGCGCCGTAATCGCGCACCGGCAGGTCTTTGCGGCCGTTTTCAGGCTGCCTGAGGGTAACGACAAAACCCTGCGCCTTCATCATCCGCAGCGCAGTTTCCAGCTCATCCGCGCCCATTGCCTTGCTGCTGGTTTTGCCGCGCGAAGCATTGGCCAGCAGCGTGCGGTAGGCGGCATCGTCCATCTGCAGCTGGCTTTTGGCCACGTGCAGCAGGCGGATCAGACGGGCTTTCTTGTGGGCAGCGGTTTCTTTCATGGCAGCTCCTTGAATAGGGATGCCATGTTTTTGCCAAAGGCAAAGACGGTGGCAAGGGCGGTTTGTTGGGCAAGCAGCAGGATATCGGCAAAAGACAGATCGCCCGATGCCGTTGCCGGACTTGCCGTCCAGATGCCGCGCGTTTTGCGGATATGCGGTTTCTTCATGTTCCCTCCCTGCGGCTGGCAGTATGGGCAGCCTGAAAGGTTTTCAGGCTGCCCGTTGGCCGCAAAAAGTGAAACGGCGTTTCACTTTTTATTTAAAATCAAATTAGTATGGAATAATAACGCAGCAAAAAGCGCAGCGCAAACAAAAAGGCAGCCTGAAAACCGTTTCGGATTTTCAGGCTGCCTTGCGTGGTGGCTTAGGCGTTTACCGCGTCTTTGAGCGTCTTGCCCGCTTTGAACTTGACGCTGTTGTGCGCGGCAATCACTACCGGCTCGCCGGTTTTCGGATTGCGCCCTTCGCGCTGGGCTTTGGCGGAAACGGTAAAGCTGCCGAAGCCGGTCAGGGCGACGGTGTCGCCGGCGGCAAGCGCTTTGCAGATGGCGTCGAGCGCGGCGTCGATGGTGCGCGCGGTGTCGGTTTTGGACAGGCCGGTGGCGCGGGCGGTGGTGTAGATCAGGTCGGTTTTGTGCATGATGATGCTCCTAGGGTTGATGCGGCAGGCCGTGCCGCGCGGGTTCTATAAATCTTTTCTATTCAAAATCTCATTGATAAGCGCCCATTGTTTCGGGCTGATGCGCAGGTTAAGCATGGAACAGGTGTATCCGCTGTCTGCCCGCAGTTTGATGTCCACCGTTGCCGACTTGTCGGTGGATAGTTCCTGTTTTTTATCTGTACTCATCGTTCACACCTTCGCAATATCCAAACTCATCAGACTGTATTCCCCGTTGGCTTCGCGCCGGTACACGCGCACAAAGGGCTTGCTGGTTTGCACCTGCACGCTGTCGGAGAGCGCGTCCATCGCCCTGTGCCATTTCTCGTCGTCGATGCTCAGGCGGCGCAGGCCGAGTACGCGGGTGGTGGAGATGTTGCCTTCTTTGTCCACTTGGAAAGCGTCGTTGATTAAGGCTTTGAGTTCGGGGCGGCTGCCTGCCGTCCATTCGTTGATGCACTCGTCAATCAGGGCTTTGGCGGCGGCCAGACGCTCGTCAAAGCTCAGGGTGTCCTGCATCGCCAGCGCGATGCGGTAGGCGCCGTCGAAGCTCATCAGGCGGATATTGCCTTTCGCGCCGCCGAGTTTCGCGCCGTATTTTTCGGCCGAGAGTTGGGCGAAGGCGGCGATGTCGTCCATTGCGCTCTGCTTAAATTCGGCGATACGCTCGCGCACGGCCTGCGCTTTGGCGACGATTTCCATCACCAGCTCGTCGCGCAGCAGGTCGGTTTCTTTGATGTTTTCCAGCGGGATCAGATTGCCTTTCGCGTCTTGGCGGTAGCGGCTCAAATCGATTTCAGTCATGTTGCTTTTCCTTTTCGGGTTGGATTCGGGTTTTGGCGCTCAGGCTGCCGATGATGGCGGCCATGCGCCGGTTATGTGCGGCCAGCTGTTCGGGAGTGAGCGGCGGCCGTTTGGCTTCCAGTTTCAGCGGCTCCGGAATAGGCGGCAGGCGCTCGATCAGCATCTTGGGTGCCGGCCATTTGTCGCAATCCGCCCACAATCGGGCAAAGGCGGTGCAGATGCGGGGGACGTCGCGACTGTCATCCCAAGCCAGCGGCAGGGCGTCGAAGGCGGCTACCCATGCCTGAAACATGCCGTCGGCGGCATCGGCGGGCGGGTGGCCGGGGAGACGCATGGCCAAAGTGCGCTGCAGGCCGTCGATCAGGGCGTTGTTGACGCCGGGACTCATCATCGGCGGTACCTTTCGCCGGCGGCGGCGCCGTTTAAGGTGGCGGAGTGCTGCGGCGCTGTTGGCGCGTCCTGCGGCGGCAGGCAGCCTGAAAGCGCGGGGGCGGCAATTTCACCGCTCTGCGCCGCCTGCCCCTGCCAGCCGGCAATGATTTCGTAAAGATAACCGTGCGACTTTAAGGGCAGTTTCAGGCTGCCGCGGCGGTTGAGCACTTCGGTGAAGGCGTAGCGCCAGGCTTCGGGCGGGGCGGGATGCTCGCGGCCGTCGCGGCGGATGGCGCGGCGGTTGAGATCGGGCAGCATCTCTTCCAGCAGGGTGGTCATGCGGGCAAAGGACAGCGACGACTTGGCGGGGCGGAACAGGCCGAGATATTTGACCGCCAGCCTGACGGTTTCACCGCCGGCCTGCGCCACCGCCCATACGGCGGCACGGGCGTCTTCGTGGGTAATCAGGGCGTCCAGGCTGTTCTCGGCGCCGCAGCAGGGGCAGCGGGTTTTCATGCTTTGCCCCCCGCGCGTTCGGCGCGAGCGAGCCATGCTTGAAACATCGCTCCCATTAGCCTTGATGCGTAACATCCGTCTTCTTTTTTCTTTAAAATCTGTTCGAGACCGGTGGTAATACCTTCTGTCGCCAGCCACGCTTCAAACGCGGCGCGTTCTTGTTCGATTTGTTCCGGTGTCATTTCCCTGCCCTTTCTTTCTCTAAAAAAAATCTTGAATCCTTTTCCCTATCCAGCGCATCACCGGCACGGCCATACTGTTGCCGATGGCTTTGTAGCGCAGGCTATCCGGACAGTCGGCGGCGGGTTTGCCGCGCCACGGGATTTGCGTGTGCCCGGCGGGGAAGCCTTGTAAACGCTCGCACTCTACCGGCATCAAGCGGCGCACCTGCAGGCCGTCTGAAACGGCGTGGCGGTCGGTGGTGGTGAGGGTGTAGCAGATGCCGCTATCGTCTGCACCCAGTCCGTTTCCGCCGCCTGTTGGGGCTTTGTTGATGGTGCTGCCATTGATGCAAACAACGTTGGTATTACCGCTGTGCTGGCAGTCCAAAGCAAACGCCTGGTCTGAGGTGCAGGGGTCTTGCCGCCCGTGTACGACGATTAGGTCGGTGGCATCTTTGTGGTCGCGGGCTTTGACGGTGCTGGCGGTGTTGTCTTGGATGTAGTCGCCGAAGCCGCGCATACGGCAGGCAAGCAGTGTTTCGCTTCCATCCTGCACAGCGCCGCCACTAGCCCTTACCGTTCCGCCGACGGCGGATTGTTTGTAGGTTCCAAAGCTGCCCTCAATAAAGGCGGCAGTGTTTTGCCCCGCCTCTGCGCCCGCTGCAGGATGCCCTGCTTGGCTCTGTCGCTCAAAAAGTATTTCGGCGGGGCGGAGGCTTCCAGCACTTGCGATAAGGAAGACACGACGGCGTCGTTGGGGCACTCCGAAATATTGCGCGTCAAGGATGCGCCACGCAATACGGCGTTTGTGCCCAAGCACGCAACCTGCGTTCGCCCATTTTTTCCATACCGGGACGAGCGGCATATCTTCTCCGGCCAGTCCACCCAAAAAGCATCCGAAGGCGTTGTCTTTGGTATTGAGTACGCCCGGGACGTTTTCCCAGACGAGGATGCAGGGGGGCTGTCCGTTTCGGGCGCGAATAAAGTCAATTGCATCTAAAATCCTGATTAAGGTAAGGGTTAAATTGCCGCGCTCGTCGTCCAAGCTGCCGCGCAAACCGGCCACGGAAAAGGCCTGGCAGGGCGTGCCGCCGACAAGGATGTCTGGCGCTTCGACCACGCCGGATAGGATTTTGCCGACAAGCAGGGTCATGTCACCGTGATTGGGGATGTGCGGCCAATGGTGGGCAAGGACGGCGGACGGGAATGGCTCGATTTCGGCAAACCATGCGGGCTGCCAGCCCAAGGGTTCCCACGCCACGGATGCGGCTTCAATGCCGCTGCATAGGCTGCCGTAGCGCATTTCAGGTAGCCTTTTCAAAAATCCGGTAGCGGCCGTCGGGTAGGCGTTCGGCTTCGCCGCGCGCTACCATCTCTTCAAAATGGGCTGCGAATTTGATGGCAACGGCTTCGATGCACGCCTGCATAGCTATATCTATAGCGGTGCGCAGGTCGGGCAGTTTGAGGTTGATGGCGTTGCCAAAGGTAATGCTGATGTCGTCTTGTGCGGCCAGCCAGTCGATACGCTCGGTGTCGGGATGGGGGATGGGTTCAAGGTTGATGTGGTCAATGAGATATTGACCGCATCCTTCGCTGATTATCCAACCTGCCTCGGTGGTGGGGTCAGCTGGCTCTAGATAGATAAATTGACCAGGGTTGTTTATCCAGTGCACGCGGTCGCCGAATTTGAATTGTTGGGTCATTTGGGTTCTCCGTTGGTTTGGGGTTTCAGGCTGCCGCGTCAGTGCGGCAGGTCGTTGTCGTCTTTGTCAAAGGCGGCCAGCAGCATCGTGTAGATTGTCAGCGCGGCTGTCAGCAATACCGCCAGTGCGGCCAGGGTGCCGGCGGCATACCAGCAGATTTCGGCTATCTCCCGCATCTCATTCCTCCAAACACCCTTCCAAGCGGGCAATTACGCCGTCTCTAAATTCCAGCGCTTTTTCAAACTGCTCATCAAGCGTCTTGGCGGTATCAAAACCGGGGACATACCAGCCGTTTTCGTCTTCTCCCGCTTCCCTTTCGACCGCGCGGGCGATTTCTTCGGGGAAATCCGCATCTTCAAAGGAGCAGGCCAGCCATTGGTCTTCGGGGTACATCGGCTGCCCGATGGTCAGCACTACGGTGCCTTGGGTGCCGATATTCAAATAAACATCCATCTCATTCCTCCCCCGCCGGTTCGTACACCACACCCGCCGTCGGGTCGGACGCCCATACGGCCATCAGTGCCTGATATTGCGCTTCCGCCTCGGCCGTTTGCTCGCAGCGCCGCCATGCGGCCTGAGCGCTTTCGTCCAACAGCGCGTAGGGCGTGCCCGACAGCGCGGCGCAGTTGTCTGCGGCAGGTTCGGATTCGCTTATCAGGGCAGCCTGAAAGGCACTCTCCCGCACCGCATCGTTACCGGCGGATGCCGCCTGCGGTACGCAGCCCGCCGCCAGCAGCCCGGTGGCGATACCGGCCACTGCGGCCAGCGACAGCACGGCCAGATGGTTTGCTATCTGTTTGACCATTTCACACTCCCTCCACCATATCGGCATCTACCGGCATGCCCAGTTCGGCGGCTTTGTTCATGGCGGCAGCCACCAGATTGTTGACGGCCAGCGGATACAGCAGGCTGGTTTCGCGGCTGCCTTGGGTGCTGCGGCTGCGAATGGTGAGCCGTGCGGCAACGGCATCAACGGCGGCCGCATCCATAATCTGCGCGATGTCGGCACCGGCGCGCTCGAACTTGTGCTTCAGGTAGCCGGCGAGCCTACCGTCGGTCAGCGGCTCAAGGGTAACGATTTCGCAGCGCTGCACCACTTCGCGCACGTTGGGGTTGTTTTCCGAGAGCTTGGTCGCCAGCTCGGTTTGGCCGATCAGGATGATGCCCAACAATCTTTCAAAGCCGTTTTTCAGCTCGTAAAAGCGTTTCAGGTGTTTGAGTGTCGGTATCGGCATACCGTGCGCCTCTTCGATAATCAGCACGTGTTTGTTGCCGGCTTTCGCGCTCTCCTGCAGGGCGCGGTGGATTTGGCGGAAACGGGCTTCCGGGCTGCGTTTGGGCGATGCGCCGGGGGCGACGGCCTCAAGGATGGCTTCGGCAATGTGCACGGCTTTCAGGGTTTTGCCCTTCTGGTCGTTCTCTTCCATCGCCAAAACATACGGCTCAATCATCACAATCTGCCTGCCTTCGCGGCTGATGCGGTCTTGCAGGTCTTCGCGCAGGGTGGATTTTCCCGCGCCGCTCTCGCCTACTGCCGCCATAAAGCCGCCGTGGCAGGCCGTCTGAAACATCGCTTCGCGCACATAGCGCACGTCGGGCGTGATATAGAGATCGTCGGCGCTGTTGATTTCGTCGTTGAAGGGGTCGCGTGCCAGGCCGAAATGGCGGCGGGCGGCTTGTGTCAGGGTGGATTTCCGAAGTAACATTTCTCTGTCCTCGCTTTCATGGTTGGGGATGGGTGCGGCTTCCTGCTCGTTTCTCAGGCTCGCGGGAATGTCCGCACCGTTCTGCTTAAAAAAATCTTTCAATTTCTCACGCAGCGCCGCTGCGTTTTTTTTCGGCCAGTTACCGTGGTTGACTACCGCCACCAGCATCGGCTTGGAGCAGCCGATTTCGGCGGCGGCTTTGGCAAAGGATTTGCCGGTTTGCTGCAGGGCGCTTTTCAGGCTGCCTTCCGTTTCCATTTCACCTCCTTATCCGTTGACAATTCTCAAATGGCTGCGGCGGCTGATGCGCTCGTACACCGCTTCGGTTTCGCTTGACGGCGCACCGTCGGGGAACTCGCGCATCAGGATTTTCACGGCCGTGTTCCAGTTACCGCCCGCCGCTTCGATGCGCGGTTTTAAGAGCTTGGCCAGCTCCACTTTGCTCAGAATCTGTTCGCGTACTTCCATGCGGTTGTATTCCATCTGCTGCCCGCGCTTGGGCATATACAGCGTGTTGCTGGCCGCCAGAGTGTCTTCCTGATGCTTGTAGGGGTCGATCTGCCCGCCGAAGGGAACGGCCTTGCCCTTGCGTTTGGCCGCCGCCGCTTCCAGCGTGTCGGCCTGCATCGCCAGTTTGTCCAGCTCCTTGGCGTGCTGCTGGGCGGCGGTTTCCGCTTGGCCTTTGTACTCTTTGCCAATCACAGCCGCGTCGGATCTGAAGCCCATCTCGTCAAACACCACCTGCGGCACGGCCTGCCAGATTTCGTTGCCCTCTGCGTCGTAGGTGGCGATGCGGGCGCCCTCGGCTTCCCACGGGTTTTTCGCCACCATCAGTTTTTGGCCGACCAGCACATGCGGAATTTCTTTCACGTTGTAATAGCGGCCGTTGAACCTGATTTCCAAATCGCTCGATACCTTCGCTTCTTTGGGCGCGGATACCGCCAGCTCGCGGCAGTAGTCGGCAGGCGGCGGCAGAATCAGCTGCTCGGCCTTGATTTTGTTCCATGCCTGATAACGGGTCAGACCGTGACGGCTGTGAATCTGCGTGCCGTTGTAGTAGCGCATCCAGCGCTCGGCCAGCGCATTCAGGCGGTCGATATCGGACACTTCGGTAAAGCGCAGGCCGCTTTCAAAGGCGGTTTCGACAATGTCGTTGCCTTTTTCCACCTGTCCCTTGGCGCGCGGATTGCCCGGCTTGTTAATCTGCACATGCACATCCAATGCCTTGCACAGATTCTTAAACGCCGCCGAAGTATTCGCGCTGCCCGGGTCGAGCATCACCATGCGCGGCACGCCGCGAAAAGGGTCTTTGAGTACGTCTGCCTTGGCCTGCATCATGTAGATGAAAAAATCACACAGATTCGCGCTGGTTTCGCCGCCGAAGTAGTAGCGGGCGATAATCGTGCCGCTGGCATGGTCGGTGCCGGTGTAGCGCCACACGCGGTCGTTTTCGATGCGCTCCACGTTTTTTGGCTTGTTTTTGTAAAACTCCTCCTGCTTCATCACGCGCAGGCCGCTGTCGTCGCCGTGGCGCGGCAGGTAGTAGAGTACGCACAGGCTCGGGTCGATCTGCCAGCAGTGGTTCGGATGCTCCGATTTCATGCGGTTGACCGGCGCGGGCTGCAAAAGCTGGTCGGGGTGCAGCCGGTATTCGCGCAGCGCGCGGACAATGGTGCTTTCCGATAGCGGCAATACTTCGCCCGTTTCCGTATCGATGCGGCACGCTTCGATTTGCCCGTTGGCGCGCAGCATCTCCACCGCGCGGCCTACCGTCATCAAACGCTTGCCGTTGCGCCGCATCGCTTCCATCAACACTGCCGAAATCAGCTTGGCTTCGGCAAACGGCAGCCCGGTTTGGCCCGCATCGCTGCGCCGCTTGCGGCTCGGTTTCACCGCCACCGCTTCCAGCCTGCGGTAGAGCGTAGCCGCGCTGATGCCCAGCTCTTCGGCCTGCCGTTTCAGATAGGCCGTTTTCTCGCCGCGCCCCAAGGTCTCGGCATGGCGCGACACAGCGGCCAGTTTTTCGGTTAAGGCGGGATTCATCGCTTACTCCCCGTCGCTGCCGCTGTCGCCGTCCAGCCACACCGGTTTGGCATCGGTCGGTGCTTCGCGCGGCAGCGCAAACTGCTCGCGCAGCAGCTCGCAGTCGCGGATGATTTGGTTCAGGCTGCCTACCATTGCCGGTGCATGATCGAAACCGTGCGCCTCGCCGTGTGCGCTCATCTGCTCGAACATTTCTTTCAGGCGGCTGACCTGCGAGCGGATGCCCACTTCCAAGCTGCCCAGCTGCATGGTCAGTTCGCTGCCCACATCGGCGGGCGCGGGTTCTTTCAGGCTGCCTTGTTTTTTGGTCAGCTTCTCGGCCAGTTCGTCGATTTTGCGGCTCTTGTCGGCAATCAGTTTGTCTTTGGCTTCGGCGGTATCACGGCTCTCGCGCAGGGCAAGCCGCAACTCTTTCACGGTCATGCGGTCGACATCGTCCAGCGTCATACCGTTAACCTCTTCACCGTCGGCCAAGCCGGTCAGGGTTATGTCTTCTTCTACCAATAATTCCAGCAGTTTGGATTTGCCCAAACCCAGCAGCTTGGGGGCGGCTTTCTGCATTTGCGGGGTGGCAAACCGCTGGGTGGCAGCCATCAGCCGAGCAGCCTCGCGGTAATGGATGCCGAGTTCCTGTTCGGCCAGCGCACGGAAGCGTCCGTGTTCGGTATGCTCTTTCAGTACAATCAGGGCGCGGCCGAGCTCAAACATGCCTTCCATTGTTTTATAAGCAGCCTGTCTGGCACGTTCGACCCAAGTCGCTTCGTTATAGGTTTCACCGTTTCCCCACTGCTCCATCACCATCACGCTGTGCATGGCAGCGTGGTTGCTATTGGCAACTACTTCGCGCTCGATAATTTCTTGGCTCATGTTTCTTTCACTCCAAAAGTGACGACGTCGTCACATTTCAATTTCTAAAAACTGCCGCTGTCCACACGGCTGCCGATTTCCTGCACCTTGCTTTGCAGCCGCTCCTGCTGTTTGCGGAACCGCTCGGCGATTTGCAGCGTTTTGATGCTGTAGGCGAAATTGCCGTTATCCAGCTTCACCGCCAACCCTTCCGCAATCAAATCGTCCAAATCGCGGCTAACCTGCGTGGCCGTCAAGCCCAGCCCGTCGGCGATTTCCTTGTTGGACAAGCCAATCAGCGGGTGCGCTTCCAATGCTTTAAATACCCTTAAAACCCTTTGGCCTTTACCGCTCATGGCGCCACCTGCTCTTTCAGACCAAGTGCGACAGCAATTTCATGCGCCTTACCGCGATTTGCCTTGACTCCGCCATTCAGAATGCGCGACACATAGTGATAGTCGTAACCGTGCTGCTCACTCCATGCCTTAATGGTTTCCCCGCGATCCTTAAACCGCTTTTTCACTTTTTCAGCGTTCACTTATATCTCCCAATAATTCGTGATAGAATCCAAAAAATGTTTACAACATTGTTGTAAAGTTGTTGCTATTCTATCCAAATAAATTTGGACTAGCAAGAGTTTTGTTTAAATTTTTTGGAATTTATTATGTTTGGTGCGCGATTAAAAAAAGAACGCCTTAAAAATCAAATGAGTCAAGAAGATTTGGCTGAAAAATTGGGCGTGAAGAAAAACACAATTTGGAATTGGGAGAACGAAAAATCCTATCCTAATGCACTTCAAATGATGGATTTTTTGGATTTTGGTCTGAATGTCCAATTTATTTTGACCGGAAAATACCCGACTGACATCCAGGCTGCAAATGACGAATTTGAGATGGTGCCCTTTTACGATGTCAAAGTATCTGCGGGCTTCGGCAGAAACGGGCAAGGCGTATACGAGCCGGATTCCTATCTCGCTTTCCGCAAAGACTGGCTGCACGCCCGTGGTTTGAAGCCAAAGGATTTGTGTTGCGTACAGGCGCATGGGGACAGCATGAGTCCGACTATCGGCAGCGGAGACACGCTCTTGATTGATATGTCGCAAAACGTACCGCGAGACGGGCATATCTACGTTATCCGCAGCGCAGACACCTTGTGGGTCAAACGCATCCAAAGGCAGATCGGAAACAGCCTGCTGCTGATTAGCGACAACGATACCTACCCGCCGATGACGCTGGCAGAAGAAAACCACCACGATGTCGAAATCATCGGTCAAGTCGTCAATGTCTCAAAAGATATTTCTTAAAAAACAGAATAAGGAACACAAATGAAAAAAACGCTGTTTGCAGCCGCCTGTATCATGGCCTGCATTACCATTCCTGCTGCCGCCAAAACCTGCAAAGATTTCCCGACCCAGTAGGCTGCACAGAAATACTACGAATCCCGCAAAGCAAGCAGCCAAACAGGCTGGAAAAGCCTGGATAGGGACAGTGACGGCAAAGCCTGCGACTGCAACCCCGGCGGCAACGGAAGAAACTGCCCCCGCCGCTAATCAGAAAGAGAACCCATGAAACGCGCATTACTGGTTTTATCCCTGCTGGCTTTGGTCTCTTGCGGCGGCCAACCTGCCGCTACCGAAGCACCATCGTCCGAGCCGGCGGCAACTGCCGAGCCGGCCGCGTCCGCCCCGCTTGAAAAAAGGAAAACCCTACCGCTGGACTATGCCGCCTACAGAACGGCAGCCAATGCCGCGTTAAAACAACAAAAATCAAAACTGGTACTGCCTGAAAACATCGAACCCGCCGCCGTACCGGACGAGCCGGGTACGCGGAAAGTAGCACACCATTATCCCGAAGGCTTGGATGTGGTTGTCGAAACCGATTCCGCCGGCCGGATGTTGAACCTGCGCGTTATTTGGCACAGCGACGCCAACCCGAAACAGGCCAAGCAGCTTTCTGCTGCGGCAGCCGTGCTGTTGGCGGCGGCTGATCCCGAAGACCGCAGCCTGGCCAAAGATATCAGCAGCCAGATAGAGCAGGCGGTTGCCGACCACAATCAAGGTAAAGACCCGACGCGAATCGCCACGAGAAACGGCATCACCTACAAAACTACGGTAACCAACCTGCCCAGCGTGGTGCTGACAGCCCAACCCGAATAGGAGTGCCCTATGAAAACCACCTATATCGTCCAGCCATTTGTTTTGCAAAAAATCAAAGGGCAAAATGTACTGAAGCCCGAAACGCCGATGCAGTTCAATCACGAAGACGATGCCCTGCGCCGCGCCGAACGCATGGCGGAAAAGTTTGACGGGGTGGTGGCCGTGTCGCAGGAATATGACGAAGACAGCGGCGAAATGGGCAAAACCGTGCTGCTGCGGCAGATAGGCCAAGTGCCGGAGGATATTGCCGACAGCTTTTCCTAACTAAAGTTAAGGCAGCCTGAAAACCGTTTCAGGCTGCCTTTTTGCTGCGCGCGCCGTTTTTTAAAGCCGTTTAAAAGCCCGAAACCACTCCCGTATCTAAGATGCCGCCATCTGATACGGGAGTTTTTTATGCACATCACACTCACAGCTGGACACAGCAACACCGACCCAGGCGCTGTCAACGGCTCCGACCGCGAGGCGGATATTGCGCAGGACATGCGCAATATCGTCGCCGCCATCCTGAAAAGCGACTACGGCCTATCCGTTAAAACCGACGGTGAGGGCAAGGGCAATATGCCGCTGCGCGAAGCGGTCAAGCTGATTGCCGGCAGCGCTTTGGCCGTCGAGTTTCATACCAATGCGGCCGCGTCGAAACAGGCCACCGGCATCGAAGCGCTGGCTCTGCCCAAGCACAAAGCCGTCTGCCAGCGGCTGTGTAAGGCGGTGGCGGATGTGAGCGGCTGGAAGCTGCGCGGTGAAGGCGGCTACAAGCCGGACAACGCCGGCCAGCACAGCCGTCTGGCCTACGCCCAGCACGGCGGCATTATTTTCGAGCCGTTTTTTATTTCCAATGACACAGATTTGGCAACTTGGAAACAGCGCAAATGGCCGATTTGCCGCGCCATTGCGGCGGCCATTGCGGCAGAGGCGGGCAAGTGATGAAGCTGCTCAAACCGTTTGCCGGTCTGTTCACCAATCCCGCTACCGGCGCACTGTCGCACAGCAAACTGTGGGCGAACATCGCCGCCGCGCTGATGACCTACAAATTCGCCACCGCCGCCGAATCCGCCGAATGGATGTGGTGGTGCTACGGCGCAATGGTCGGCGGCTACGCCCTGATTAAGCGCGGCATTGCCGCCGTCCCGCAAATCGAGCAAATCCGCACGGAGGCTAAAAATGATGCTGCCGATACCGAGTAAAGCGCTGCTGGCGGGCAGCCTGAAAACCGCGCTGCCGCTGCTGCTGGCTGCCGCGCTGGCCGCTTACAGCTACCGCGCCGGTTATTTGAAACGCGATGCCGCCGCCAAGCTGGAATCCGCCCAAACACAGCAGGCGCATGATGCCGCCCGCCTGAAAGCCGAGCAGGAATATTCCGCCAAGCTGGCCGCCGCCGCTGCCGAAAAGCAGCGCTGGTTTGACTATGCCCAAGCGCAGTCCGCCCGTCTTGCCGCAACCGAACGCAGCTTGGAGCAAAAACAACACGCCATCCGGCAGGAGATACCCCATGCGATACGCAAAGACAATGCAGACGGCCGCTGCTTTGGCGGCCTTGGTGCTGACAGCCTGCGCCTCTACCGCCAAGCCTTCGGCTACAGCGCCGATTAAAACGGTAGCCGTACCCGAAATGCCGTCCGCCCCCTTTGGGCTGCTGGTCGAACACGAGCGCCCCGCGCGCCCGGCCGGCGGCTCACCCGAACAGCTGCTAAACCACGCCGTGCAATACGGCGGCTACTGCCAAAAGCTCGAAGCCCAAGTATCGGGCTGGCAGGCGTGGTACCGGCGGGGGGTGAAAACCGAATGAGCGACATCATCGACCGCGCATCCGAGCGCGAAGCGGAGCTGCTGGCCGAAGCGCTGGCCAAACACCAAAGGCCGTCTGAAAACCGGGGCAGCCTGAGCCATTGCGAAGACTGCGGCGAACCGATACCCGAAGCGCGGCGCAAAGTCGTTTCAGGCTGCACGCGCTGCATCGGGTGCCAAGAGCTGCATGAGATGGGGCGTTAAACATGGACAACAAAACCTTTATCAGTATCGAATTTTGGCAGCTGGTGGGCTTTTTACTGTCGTTTCTCGGCGTGTGCTGGGGCTTCGGCAAGATGCTGCTTGCCCAGTTCCAAGCCCAGCAGGAGGAGCGGCAGAAACAGCAGGCGCGGCTGCATGAAAAAGTGGAGCAGCTGGAAAACCAGTTTGCCGAACAAAAAGCACTGCTGCCGGAAAAATACGTGCTGCGCGACGACTACATCCGCAACCAGGCCATACTCGAAGCCAAGATGGACAGCATCCAAAAAACCCTTACCGACCTCTACAAAATGGAAAGCCAGAAAAAATGAACGAAAAAGCCCGCCGCGAAGGCATGCGCTGGCATTTGGTCAACACCCTGCACAAAGCCCGTCCCTACACCACCAGCGAAGTGTTTCTGCTCGACGTGATGCGCGGCATCTATCCCGATGCGACCGCGCTCGAATTGCGCCAGCAGCTCGACTATCTGGCCGACCGCAAAATGGTGGAGCTGAACAAGCAGCCCTCGGGCATGTGGTTTGCCGATCTGACCAGCCTGGGCGTGGATATTGCCGAATACACCGTCGAGTGCTATCCGGGCATTGCCCGCCCCGAAAAATACTGGGAGGGATGAGATGGCCAAACGCAGCGCAATCGATACCCTGCCCGAAGACATCCGCCACGCGCTCGAGCGCAGGCTGTCGGAAAACGGCTTTGCCAATTACACCGAGCTGACCGATTGGCTGAACGCGCAGGGTTACGAAGTCAGCCGTTCCGCCGTCCACCGCTACGGCCAGAAGGTCGAGCGGCGTTTTGCGTCCATCAAAGCCAGCACCGAAGCCGCGCGCCTGATTGCCGAAGGTGCGGCCGACGAAGGCGACACCCGCAGCGAAGCCCTGATGGCAATGGTGCAGACCGAGCTGTTCGATTCTTTGGTGCAGATCGGCGAAATCAACGACGACGAGCTGTCGCCGGTTGCCCGTTTCGATTTGATGAGCGAAGGCGCAAAGCGTATCGCCGGACTGGTATCGGCCAGCACCCGCCTGAAAGAATATCAGGCGAAAGTAAAAGCCAAAGTGGTCGCCGTGGCCGAAGACGCGGCCAAGCAGGCGAAAAAAGGCGGCCTCTCCGATGAAGCCGCCGAAGCCATCCGCAAACAGATTTTGGGAATCGCATCATGATGCCGTCTGAAAGCAGGCAGCCTGAAAAAACTGAAGACCGCACGCCTGCGGCCTTGTTGCCCTACCAGCAGCGCTGGTGCGCCGACACATCGCCGGTGAAACTGTGCGAAAAGTCGCGCCGTATCGGCCTAAGCTGGGGCGAAGCCGCCGACACCGCCTTACTGGCCGCGTCCGAAAAAGGCATGGATGCCTGGTATATCGGCTACAACAAAGACATGGCGCTCGAATTTATCCGCGACTGCGCCAACTGGGCAAAGTTTTACAACCTGGCCGCCGGCGAAATCGAAGAAACCGAAGAAGTGTTTGTCGAGGGCGACGACAAAAAATCCGTATTGGCCTTTGTTATCCGCTTCGCTTCCGGCTGGCGCGTTACCGCCTTGTCCAGCCGCCCCAGCAACCTGCGCGGCAAACAAGGCCGCGTAATCATCGACGAAGCCGCCTTCCACGAGCAGCTCTCCGAGTTGCTCAAAGCCGCAATGGCCCTGCTGATGTGGGGCGGACAGGTGCACATCATCTCCACCCACGACGGCGTGGACAACCCGTTCAACGAGCTGATTACCGACATCCGCGCCGGCAAGAAACCCTATTCCATCCACCGCATTACCTTTGACGAAGCCGTTTCAGACGGCCTTTACCGCCGCATCTGCCTGCGGCTCGGGCGCGAATGGACGGCCGACGGCGAAGCGGCATGGTGCAAAGAAATCCGCGATTTCTACGGCGAAGACGCATCCGAAGAGCTGGACTGCATACCGAAAAACGGCGGCGGCAAATGGCTCAACCGCGCCTTGATTGAAAGCCGCATGAGCCCCTACACGCCCGTTGTCCGCTACGACCAAACCGACGATTTCGGCCTTATGCCCGAGCCGCGCCGTGCCGCCGAAGTGGCTGACTGGATAGCCGACACCCTGCAACCGCTGCTTGACGGCTTGGACGCAACGCGCGTGAGCTTTGTCGGCGAAGACTTCGCCCGTTCGGGCGACCGCACCGTCATCGTGCCGCTGTTGCAGCAGCGCGATTTGGCCTTAAAGCCGCCGTTTGTGTTGGAGCTGGGCAATATGCCCTTTGCCCAGCAGGAGCAGATTATCAAACACCTGCTGCACCACCTGCCCAATCTGCACGGCGCGGCGCTGGATGCGCGCGGCAACGGCCAATCGCTGGCCGAAGCCGTGCGCGACGAATTTGGCGCGGAGATTGTCGAAGCCGTGATGTTGTCGGAAAACTGGTACCGCACCCACACCGCGCCATTCAAAGCCGCGCTGGAAGACGGCACGCTCACCGGCCTGCCGCGCGACGAAGACATCCTGAACGATTTGCGCGCCTTCGAACTGGTGCGCGGCGTGCCGCGCATTCCCGACACGCGCAGCAAAGGCCAAGACGGCCGCAAACGCCACGGCGATGCCGCCATTGCTTTTGTGTTGGCGCATTACGCCAGCCGCGAACTCAATACCGGCCCTGTGCGCGTATCCGGCCGCAATATCCGAAGGCGCAGCCGCTTTACCGGCGGCTATTAAACCCAACCCAAGGCCGTCCCGATGACGGGAGGCTGCGCACTCTGAAAGAATCCCGCCATGTCCAAACCGCATTTCAAACTTAAAACCACCGTCGGCAGCGTTACCCTGCAGCCTGAAAACCTGACCGCCCATCTGGCCGTTGCCCGCCGCTTTATGGGGGCGGCCGGTTTCGGCGGCTGGCTGGCCAACCCCGACCCCGTACTCAAAAAGCTCGGCAGAAACATTGCCGTCTACCGCGAGCTGCTGGCCGACCCCGTGGTCGCAGGCCATGTGCGCCGCCGCAAAGCCGCCGTGGCCGGCATGGGCTGGCGGCTCGATGATGACGGCGTGCCGCCCAAAGTGGCCGACACCGTATCCGCGCTGCTCGATGGTTTGGACTTGTACAAACTCATCGGCCAGATACTCGATGCCGCGCTGTTCGGTTATCAACCTTTGGAAGTGGTGTGGCAGCAGGGCAGCGTATGGCTGCCGCGCGAGATTACCGCCAAGCCGCAGGAGTGGTTTCATTTTGACGACGAAGGACGGCTGTATATTTCAGACAGCTTTTCAGGCAGCCTGAAAAACGAACCCGTACCCGATTTCAAATTTCTCTGCCCCACCCACAACGCCACCTACCAAAATCCCTACGGCACGGGCGACTTGGCCAGCGTGTACTGGCCGACTGTCTTCAAGCGCGGCGGCCTGAAATTCTGGGCGGAGTTTGCCGAGAAGTTCGGTGCGCCGTGGATTATCGGCAAAGAGCCGCGCAGCAACACCCCCGCCGACACCGAAAAGCTGCTCGATGCCTTGGAGCAGTTGATCGGCAACGCCGTGGCTTCGATTCCCAACGATTCCAGCGTCGAAATCAAAGAAGCCGCAGGCAAGCAGGGCAGCGCGGATGTGTACGAGCGCTTTATCCGCTACTGCCGTTCGGAAATCGCCATCGCCCTGCTCGGGCAGGACATGTCCACCGAAAAAGACACCAACCACGCCAGCGCCGCCGCAGGTTTGGAAGTTACCCGCGACATCCGCGACAACGACTGCCGCATCGTCGAAGGCTGCCTGAATGAACTGATTGACTGGGTATGCGCGTTCAACTTCGGCGACGCCCAGCGCCCGCGTTTCGTGTTGTACGAGACCGCCGAAGGCGGCAAAGAGCAGGCCGAGCGCGACCAAATCCTTTCAGGTTGCGGCGTGAAATTCAGCGCAGCCTATTGGAAACGGGTGTACAACCTGAGCGATGAAGACATCGTCGGAATTGCTGTTGAAGACGGTCACAACCCGCAGGGCAGCCTGAAAACCGCTGCCGACTTTGCCGAATCCGCGCTGCCGCCCGATGCAGGCATGGTAATCGACAGTCTCGCGCCCGATGCAGGCAGCCTGAATACACAGGGGCGCGAGCTGACTGCCGCATTTGTGGACAACCTGCAGCAGGGCATGCCGCCGGAACAGCTGCTGGACAGCTTGACCGCTGCTTATCCCAACTTGGATGACACGGCTCTGCAAAACGAGCTGGCACGGCTAATCTTTCTATCCGAACTGGTTGGCCGCATCGAAGCGCAGCAGGAGTTGGCCGTATGAATGACGCAGACATCAAAGCCGTGTTCGGCATGCAGCCTGAAACTGCCGTCATCTATTTAAAGCAGAAAGGCGTCGCCGTATCGTGGGATTGGCAGGATATGCTGGACGATGCCCACACCGCCGCGTTTACCGTTGCCAAAACAGCAGGTATGGATGTGGCCAACGACATCTATACCGCCGTCGTCAAAGCAGCCGAGCGCGGACAAACCTTCGATCAGTTCCGTCGGGAGCTGACCCCCGTATTGCAGGCCAAAGGCTGGTGGGGCAGGCAGGAAGTACCCAATCCCGACACCGGCGAAATCCAGTCCGTGCAACTGGGCAGTCCGCACCGCCTGAAAACCATCTACCTGACCAATATGCAGTCTGCCTATATGGCCGGACGATATGTCGAAATGAAGGCCGCTACCGCCACCCATCCTTATTGGGAGTATGTAGCGGTAAACGACGAGCGCACCCGCGAAAGCCACCGCCTGATGCACGGACGCGTCTATGACGCCGACGATCCGATATGGGATACCCTGTATCCGCCGCTCGACTACCGCTGCCGCTGCCGTGTGCGCCCGCTGTCGCGCAGTCGGGGCGAAGGGCGGGTACTGCCTTCTCCCGAACTCGAAACCCAAACCGTGGACATCGGCGAAAACCGTTACACCGGCGAAGAGCGTTACGCCCAACGCACCGGCATCCGCATAAACGGAAAATTCGTCGCCCCAAACGCCGGATTCAACAGCAACCCGGGCAAAAGCCTACTGGAACGCACCGCGCGGCTTGCCGTGGACAAAGCCCAAACCGTCCATCCCGAGATTGCACGGGCGGCACTGGGGAAAATGATGGAGAACGACAAATTCAGCCGGCTGCTGGATGCAGCAGCACTGGCTTGGGTAAGAAAACTGTTGGAAGGATAGAAAGATGCTGAATATCGACTTGGATATTTCGCAGGTAGAAACCGGATTGGGGAGATTGTTGGCCAACGCCCGCGATACCCGCCCAATGATGCGCGGCATCGCAATGGAGCTGCTTAGCCTGACCGAAGACAATTTTGAAAGCGAAAGCTGGGGCGGCGAACCGTGGAAACCAAGCCGACGCGTGGAAGGGGGCGGCGGTAAGACCCTGCAGGACAGCGGCCAACTGGCGGCCAGCATCATCAGCAAAGCCGGCAGTGACTATGCCCTTATCGGCAGCAACAAAGTGTATGCCGCCATCCACCATTTTGGCGGCTGGGCGGGACGCAATAACAAAGTGCACATTCCCGCCCGCCCCTACTTGCCGCTAAACGGCGACGGCGAACTCCAGCACCGTGCCAAAGAGAGCATCCTGCAAGTCGCTTTGGATGCTCTGACGCAGAGACTGTAGAAACACAAAAGCGGACAAAATTTGCCCTCTTACTTTGTTTCACTGTGTGCAACATCATTTCATTGTCGCCATCCCGCCAAATCCTTTCCCATCCCGCCTTATCCCATTTATTGCAGATTGGTGGTGGGATTTATCTTAAGGGGTTTCAGAAGTCAAAACAGAAAAACCGCCCGAAAGCAGGAAAAAGCAGCCTGAAACCTTTACCAAGTCTGCCCTTTTCACACGACGCCATTAGCTTACGCCAGTCCGCTACAGACAGGCAGCCTGAAAAAACCGCGCGGTCTTTCAGGCT